CAGTATTACACTCGCCAACCCTCAGACCTTGTCAGTGCGCGCAATTGTGTCCCATTTGCTGAGTATCCGCGTTATTTGTCTCCTATTGGAACTTTGATGGCGGCAGCACAAAAGAACGCGGCAACCGGTGTCATCGCTCCTTCCAAACTCACTTCCATCAATTCTCAGTCCATCTCCCTCAACAGCATCCCCGATAAACTGATTATCTGTGTTCGCAAACAGGTAAGCAAACAAACCCTATATGACAGCGACCACTTCTTGCCTATCTCAAAGATAGTCATCAACTTCAACAACAAAGCAGGTCTCTTGTCTTCTGCGACGCAGTGGGACTTGTGGCGTATGTCTGTTGAAAGCGGTTCCAATCAAACTTGGGCGGAGTTCAGCGGACATGTTGCCACTGGTGGTGCCGTTGGAAAGTATCCACAGGGATACAACGAGATCGCTACTTGCGGTTCCGTCTTGTGTCTTGAGATGGGAAACCACATAGAGTTAGACGATGTTTTTAGCGCCGGAAGTATCGGTCAATTTCAGCTCCAGTTCCAGCTGGATTTTGAGAACTATTCCAACGAAGCATTCGCTGTGAATGACCTTGAGATTTGCTTGATTACTATGAACTCGGGTGTCTTTGTGCTGGAGCGTGGAACTTCGCAGACCTACACGGCAATTCTGTCGCGAAGTGATGTTCTGTCTGCCAAATCTCAACCTGGTATGTCGGGCAGTGATGTCAAACGCCTTGTTGGTGGTGGATGGGATGACATTATGAAGACCATTAAGAATGTCGCAGGTGTTGTCGGTCAGGTTGCTCCTATGGCTCAACAGGCACTCGGCGCATTCGGCTACGGCACCAGTGGTGGCGGCACTTCAGGCGGCGGCACTTCAGGCGGTGGCACTTCGGGTGGTGGAACTTCAGGCGGTGGAACTTCGGGTGGGCGTGTGAAGAGACATTTGACCTGTATGTAAAAAAAACAATATGTTTATTTAGCGACAATTTTATAATATTTAAATCTCCCCGAATATTATAAAGCAATATAGATGACTTCTTACGATACTACTTATAATCGTGATTTGGCGAGGTCGCAACGCTTATACGATTATGCCAATATTAAGAATGATACACTCCAGTATAACGCTGGCCCTACGCATCAGGGAGGCGGTATGTCGGGTGGCAACTCCTGTGGTATGGGTCGCCCGTTTAGCGATGTCGCGAAAGGTATGGGGTATTCTGGCGGTGTTAGGCGTGGTGCTGAATTGGCGGATGTGGCTTCTGCGTCGGGTCAGTTTTCCGTTGTGCCTGGCCGTTCTAAAGCTACTGGAAGCGGACTATCAGGTGGTGGAATGAGTGGAGGTGATATTGATAGTGGTTATAACATGTTTGACGCTATGAAACAATCACTCGGCTTCGGGCAATCAGGCGGAAAGCGTCCTAAACTCGTGAAAGGTTCTGCTGAAGCAAAAGCATACATGGCGAGTATTCGCAAAAAAAAGGGTCAGGGCGCCGGTGTTTATGGAATGCCTGAACTTCTCGGTCGCACTACACAGGTTTTAGAAGGTAAGGGTGGAACTGATGGGTTTCCTTCGGGATTTAAGGATAATAATCCAAATGCTATGGCAGGAGGACGAAGGCGTGGTCGTGGAATGAGTGGTGGTGCTGTGCCTTTGAAACAACAACTCGTCGGCATCCTTGATGACCGCACTCTTAATGGAAGCGGAATGAGTGGAGGCGATTTTTGGAGCGATTTTGGTGATGGTTTTATGTCTGTAATGAAACCTGTCGGGCAGGTTGTCAGTGCTATAGCGCCTTTTTTGGGAGCAGGGCAGTCAGGCGGAAATGCCGGTGTAAGCAGCGAACTCGCTCTTATGTCAGGAAGCGCCCCCCTTGCTGAAGCATTTTTAGGCGGACGCAGACCCGCCGATGTTCCCCGTGATGAAAAGGTTATGCTTATGAAGAAAGCACTCGCAGATTATGCCATGATGAAGCAACTCAAAAATCATCTTAAGGCGCGACAGGGTGGCGGAATGAGTGGGGGTGATTATGGATTGGCGAACTCTTCTGTGGGTATGGGTATGTCGGGTGGTGGTATGTCAGGCGGCGAATTGTCTCACGACGGAAATATGGCGATGGCTGATGCTATGGGCGACATCTTCGCAGGTATGGGAACGAGTGGTGGTCGTGCTGTTGGTGGTTCTCATCGTCTCCAATTGCCACAGGAGAAGTATGGAACATCTATGACTGGATCAGGTATTATGGAACCTGCCGTCAGTGCCGAAGTGGGACAACCCCGCTATTCATACGGCAATATGGCGGATACTGCCGGTAAATCAAATGTTGGAAGCGGTGGCGGGGCATCAGGCGGACGCAGACGCAGGGGTAAGGGTATGAGTGGTGGCGATTTTTGGAGCGATTTGGGTTCAACAGCATTACAACTCGCCCCCCTTCTCGCACTTTTGTAAATCTTTAGCGACAATTTTAGCGACAATTTTATAATATTTTAATCTATTGAATTATTATAAAGCATAACTACACACATGGCACCGAAAATGAAAGGCGGCGATATGACCGAAGAACAGAAACGAATGCTGGCAAATCTCGCAATGAAAGGTTTGACTTATGCGGGTAAGAAGTTTGCCAAGAGTGATATGGGAAATGAATTAGGCGGATTGGCGAGTAATTTAGCAAGTTCTGCTTTTTCTTCTCTATTTGGCAACGGCAATAGGGGGTCAGGGTTTTTTGACAGCAGTTATTCAGGAGCAAAAGAAAGCATGGACCGGAGGATTGAGGAGATGAAAGAGGAAAAGTCCAAACAGGAAGAAAAGGAGAGAAGGAGGAAGAAGAAACAGGAGGAGACGGGTTGGAAGCCGATTGACTTTGACGCGCCAATAGAGTTTGACAGCGACGGCGATTATGAAGGAAGGGATTGGCTGTTGGGTAGGGGTGGCGCATCAGGCGGGGCAAAGGGCGACCAACGACGCTTTATGTCAAACCGAGCAGTTCCTAATCGTGTTCCTAATGCTGTTAGGGTTCGTGAAATGAATGATGTTAAGAACTACAATCGCCAACAACAGCAACGCGTATTTGATATGGAGAAGCGTCAGGTTCAGGGCGAAAGCGAAAGCATTAAACCGATTGATGCGAAGGACGCAGGAGCCGCATTCAAATTACAATCTTACATGTCAAAATTACAGCAGATACTCGGGCAGAAGGCAGACCTGTTTTCACAACTTCAGGCGTCGCCATTTACGGATCTAAATCAACTGAAAGGCACAACGAAGCAATCCAGTTTGCTTACGATGATTGCTTCCAAAGCAGAGTTCCTTCAAGCGTATAATGAAATGGTGTCGTATGTATTCCTTTTCTTCAAGGACGTTCAATTGGATAATCGGGTGAGGGATAGAATGTATGCTTCTTACTTCTCACCACTCATAGACCAAATGCGTCAATTGGGACAACAATATCCCGCATTATTTTCCACTATCCCCGCACCCGTTCGCGCCGAACAAGTGGAACAACCTGAAACGCGTCAGGGCAAAGTTTATGAACTCGTTCGTAAAGAACTACGCGATATGTATTCACTCCTGAATGTCGCCAGTGATAATATCCAAGACGGCATTTTCCGCACGATTGGGGCGAAGGATGTTGCCGAGTATTCCCGCGATAATGGTGTAAATCGCACATTCGCAGTAAATCCACCACCACCATCAGCACCTATGCCTTCTATGGCATCACAACAAGCAGCACAACAAATCAGGGTGGCAGACCAAGTCGTCGCAGGAAACGCAAGAGCAGCGGCCGCACAAGCAGCAGAAATCGCAGAACGCGATCCTTATGACCCGAGAGGTGATATAGGATTAGACCCGCAAACACAAGCAAGCTATACCCAGATACAATCCGCAATGAGACAACAGGGAAGAGCACCGGATACAGTAATTCCTGTAATGACGGCAGCAGCAGCAGCCGAAGCATACCGAACAGGAGCTATGTCAGGGCAGCAGATAGATAGTGTTATGGGACGAATGTTCGCAACGGGGATATTAATGGGAGTGTCATCCCAACAGCAGCTTCAGCAAGTAATACAAGAAAATAATGAAGAAATGATGGCGATGATTATTGATAGAATAGCACCGGCAGTTCAACTCTATAACGATTGGGTTGTATCTCGCGGTGTTCTCGCACCCGAAGAACAAGAACGCGGTTCAAGAAGTCCGTCTCCACAACCGCGCGGCCGTTCGCCACCAGCGCAGCCAGGACAACGCGACCAATCCGTTCCACCACAAAACGCATCTCCCGACCAAATTGACGCTGCTGTAGAGGACTTTGTTCGCAGAAGCAGATTTCCAACTGATAGAGTATTGCCAACACAAGACAGCGGTGGTGGTGATTTTGGTGGCGAAAGATGGCGACCAATAGCGGCAATAATGGCCCGTCTGCGTGATAATGGTTTTGTCGCAAGATATGTTGCCGATATTAAAACAGCCATTCGCAGATATAATGCGACGAAACCGAAACAAAAGCCGGGCAGGAAAAAACCACAACAACAACAACCAGGCCAGCAGGGCGGACCCGCCCGTTCAAGAAGTCCATCCCCGCAACAGCAGGGCGGACCCGCACAACAACCCGGTTCAAGAAGTCCGTCTCCAGCACAACAAGACCCTTTCCAAGAACTCGGTGGAAATGGTATGTCGGGTGGTCGCTTCCGTTCTCACCAAAACCTTCGCAGAAGTGAATTGGACTTTGTTCCCGCAAAAGCACTCAACTCCGCAGCGCCCCCTGTATCAATGGGGTATGGTTCGCATCATCGTCCAAAGTTCGCGTGGGAACAAGAACAAGAGGCGGCAGGGCCGCGTTATGTTCGCCAAGACCGCCAAATATACAATAGAGACGGCGGTCTCGGTATGGTTAATCCTGATAATGAGGTCAGCACTTATCATGTTCTTCGCACGGCAGGTGAAGTCGGTCGTGGTATGTCGGGTGGTGTCTATCTTCCTAAAGAGTATGTCGTCCAACCCGCAGGTGAAAAGGAGTTCTTTGGATATGGTGTTGATGGTGATAATGATGTCTTTGGAATGGAGGGCGGATATGGTTCTCTCAAGCGTCGTCTCGGTATGGCGAACCCCTTTGCCGTATCAAAAGATTATCACTACAAACCAAAGGAAACCGGCTACGACGACGCGATGGACTTTGCTTACGGCAATCACGAGCAACCGAACGAGGCAACGCAACAGGCACACGAAGAGGAGGAAGAGAAACCCGTTGATTTGGATGAGAACCCTAACCCCTTCCGTGTTCGCCAAGAAAACTATAAGGTGAATACTGGAAAGATGAAGAAGGTGTCGTATAAGATGCCGAATATGTAAAAGGCACAATATTTTAATATTCATAGGTATTATATAGCTATGGATATTACAGAAAAGAAGAAGTTAGGAACTGAACTTCGCATTTTTACAAATGCTTTGAAGTGGGAAAAGAATGAGATTGAATTATTAGGAACTGGATCGCAAGCGGTTCAAAAATACCCGAGCGATTTTGACTTCTTTTCCAGCATCAAGGGCGACCGAGATGTCGGGAAGATGTTCGCAGAATTACACCGCATTTTGAAACGGGCGCAGGAAAC